TTTCGACGTCGAGGAGTATATGGCGTGAAACGAAGCTTCTCAGCCTGATTGTTAAAACCGGGCTTGTCGATTTGGATTTTGTCATTGACAACTTTGCTGAAATATCCAAACGCTTGCAAACACAGAAGCGCAGAAAACCACGGTATCTTCAGATGTTATGTTTATGTTAGTGCGGATGGTCAACTTGGCCAGAAGCCATCCACCTCCACTTCGGGACATTTTGTCCCGAAGTGGAACGGGTAATATGCTAACATTTAGGCGTTGATATTTGCCGCTTTTTACCGTCCTGCAAACCCGTATAAATAAAGGCTTTTTTATTATTGATTTTTACAGTTTTTAGGGGTGGCAAGGGTTTTATATTACCCACATATCATAATTCCAAAATGGCGATTTAATAAGCTTTTTCAGCCACAAAGGAGAAAAATAATGTGTACGAAAAATGAACAGCGTAAAAGCAACCATTTTATCAGCAAAAACGGCGGCGTCCGTGTAAAAAACATATCAGCTTACTGGCTGCCGGATTTTACATTACAAAAGGTAATCGGCGGCACGGTTTATTCCGTGTCGGGCAGTTATGAGGGGATTGAAACGCTGGATAGGAAACTAAGCCGGATTTTATCACAGGGAACAGGTGACAAGCATGACATATAGCGCAAAGGATGGTATAATAGAAATAACCAATCCTGTACCGGCAGTTGCCCCATTAAAGGAGGATGCAGAGATGCTGCGGGCAACTGATAAAATCACAGCCTTGTATTGCAGGCTGTCACAAGAGGATTCTAATGAGGGTGATTCCAACAGTGTACAAAATCAAAAAGACATTTTAATGAAGTACGCGAAGCAAAACCGCTTTTCTAACCCTGTGTTTTTCGTTGACGATGGTTATTCCGGCACAAGCTTTGAAAGGCCCGGTTTTCAGAAAATGCTTGACGAAGTCGAGGCGGGCAACGTGTCCTGTGTGATTGTGAAAGACCTCTCGCGTTTTGGCAGGAATTTCGCTATGACGGGAATGTATACCAACATCACCTTTGCCAAGCATAATGTGAGATTTGTGGCTATCAATGACAACTATGATTCGATAAACCCAAACAGCACGGACAGCGATTTCGCCCAGCTTAAAAATTGGTTCAAGAACATACGCTGATAAGGAAGGGTACTACCAAAGTCCGACATACTTATAGAAAATTCGCACATCTTGCGTTTTCACGCCGCCCACCATCCTTTTCTCGCCAATTTCGATTTTGTCAATTAGGCTTTCGAGTAAATCCCTGTCCACTTCAAGCAGAGTGGATTTTTCTTTTATCAGCCTAATCCAGCGGTTAATGTCGCCGAGTTTTGCTTCGCTCTGTTCGGCGGTCTGCGTAAGATTGTCAAGCCTGTCCGCAATTTCACGCCGCTGTGCTTCGGTTTTTTCAGCCATATCGGTGAATGTTTTGGCTGTTATCGTGCCGCAAACTTTGTCCTCGTACAACTGCTCCGCTTGTATTTCCAGCGTATGCAACTGCTGTTCGAGTTCACGGCGAACCTTTGTCATATCGGCTTTACCGGCTCTGTGACTGCCCATCAATCTATGCTGTAATTCTTCAAGCATCCGGCTTTCGTCAAGGGCAATCGTTCCGGCTATTTCTTTGATATGATTAAGCACCAGCTTGTTCAAGTTTATTTCCGAAATCCTGTGCGTTGAACAAACCGTCCTGCCGCTGCTGATGTGCGTTCTGCATTGATACGCGCCGTACTCGTAAACTCCATTTGGATAGTTTTTGAGGTCAAATTCATAGCACATATTTACTTGGCAATCAGCGCAAACAACAAGTTTTGTGTATAGGCTCGTCCGTTGCTCTCTGCGGCCTGCGAATCGGTTTTTAGCGTCCGCATTGATTTTTTGAACGGCTTGCCATACAGACTCGTCAATAATCGGTGTATGCGTGTTTTCGGTTCTTATCCATTCGCTGGGGTCGCGGTCAATCTGGCGGCCGTCACGGTAGGAACGGGTTTTGCGCTTGAACGCTACGGTATGGCCGATATACAGTTCGTTACGCAATATCGTTTTCACCGTCATGTCCTTCCATATCCTTGTCACACCCTGTTTGGCTTCGCGGTTCTGCCTTTGGAAGTAATACAGCCGCGGCGGGAGGATGCTTTCTTTGTTCAAAACACCAGCGATATTCGCGTACCCCATACCCGAAACACGCATTTCAAAAATTCGCTTGACTACCTCGGCAGCGTACTCGTCCACAATCAGCCGCGTATGCTCCGCAGGGTTTCGGTCGTAACCATAAGGCACAGTACCGGACAATTTCTGCCCGTCTTTCGCCTTTGCCGTTAAAACGGATTTGATACGGTCACTTAGGTTTTTTAAGTAGTAATCGTTCATGGCGTTCAAGAACGGCATTATGTCATTTTCGCCGGTTTCTGTGTCTATGTTGTCGGACAAAGCCACGAATCGGCAGCCCAACGCCGGTAGCTCTTCTTCAAGATATTTCCCCGTTTCAAGATAATTCCTGCCGAAGCGGGAGAGGTCTTGCACCAACACAAGATTGATTATGCCGGACCTTGCGTCGCTCATCATATCTTGAAATCCTTGCCGGTTAAAATTGCCGCCCGTCGCCCCGTTGTCGATGTAGGTTCTTTGTTCAATCCAGCCCGGCATCATGCCGATAAACTTTGAAAGCATGGATTGTTGGTTTTCAATACTCAAAGAGTCCTCACCGATATACGCCGTGTTTTCGCGGGATAGGCGGATATAAACGCCGACATTATACAGCTTCGCGGTCATAATCCGTCACCCCCTTTCGGGGCGTGTGAGCAAACAGTACGCCGTCCGGCAAAACACCGTTTACATCAGCCTCAAACCCAAACTTGTCAACATCACCGACATAGTTATACATGATTTGAATATCACATACCCGCCTGCCGTCCACTTTCTGCGCTTCGTTCACGATGATTTTATCAATCAACAGAAGCAGCGTTTCAGAATCGAGGGTTTCCAGCTCTGTATAGCGTTTCATCAGCTTAACCCAAGCGGAAGCGTTGTCGGTTTCCTGTTTCATGCCCCTAATCCGCTGTTCCAGCGTTTCGGCAGACTGCATACGGTCAATCCTGTCCTGCTCATATTTTTGTACCTGCCGCTTGAACAGGCTTTCCGGCACCACGCCGCTTACTCTGTCCTCATACAGACTTTCGATAAGCAAGTCAAGTTTCTCAATATGCTTTTTATGGGCTTCCAACTCGCTTTGATATGCGGCGCGGTATGACATTGTTTCATTACTTTGCGCCGTCAGCAGGGCTTCAATGACCCGTTCCTCGTTACGCTCGACCAACCGGGCGTGTCTGCGGATATGGTCTGCCACTATCTCATTCAAAGCGTTTTCGTAGATGCCGTGGCAAGTACAGGCGGCTTTCCCGCTGCGGGCATAGTTCCCGCACATATAGGAAACATATTTGTATTCCTCGCCGTTTTTGCGTTTCCCCCTTTCGGTCTGCGAACGCATTTTGAAATTACAATCCGCGCAATGCAAAAGCCCGACATATAAACTCTTTTCGCCGTCGCTGTTACGGCGGGGCTTGTAATTCTTGTGGATTATCATTTGCACTCTATCCCACAATTCGCGCTCAATCAGCGGTTCGTGCGTTCCCTCGGCTCTAATCCATTCCTCTTTCGGCTTACCCCTTTGCCGATGGTCTTTATAAGATATAGTGCCGACTTTGCCCTGGACGAGATTCCCGATGTAGGCTTCGTTTCGGATAATCACCTTTACGGTGCTTTCGTTCCAAAGCCGGTTAGTAACGCATGGATTTTTACGGCTTTGGTTTTGGTAATAATACTCCTTCGGCGGGATAACGCCGTCCTCATTCAGCTTAATCGCAATCGCCCTAAACCCTGTGCCTGCCGCCCGCAGTTCAAATATCGAACGTACAATAGGCGCGGTATCTTCGTCAATTATAAGCTGGTGGCGGTTGTTGGGGTCTTTCTTAAAGCCGTATGGGGCATATGTGCCGAGGAATTTACCGTTTTCCGCACAGATTTTCTTGGCCGCCTTAACTTTTTTGCCGGTCTGCTTGCTGTGCTGTTCGTTGAACCAGTTACGGAATACCATCATATCGTCCAGTTTCTCATTAAGGGATATGAGTTCGCAGCCGTGTTCGGGCAGAAACACTTCCGCGAGGTTGCCTACTTCCAGATAATTCCTGCCAAGGCGACTGAGGTCTTTGATTAACAGCGTATTGATGAACCCCTGCTTAACATCGGCAATCATCCTCTGAAACGCCGGACGATTTTGGTTTGTCCCCGAAAATCCGTCATCTTGGTAAATTTCCTTTAATTCCCACCCCATTTCCTTAACGTGCTTCGTGAGCATCAGTTTTTGGTTCTCAATTGACACCGATTCCCCTGCCCGTAAATCTTCGTTACTCAAACGGACATAGATACCAACCAGGTGATCCTTATGTTGCGCCATAATCATAACCTCCGTAATATATGGCAAAACACAGGGCATATCGGCAATATGATTTTACGCTTTTAATTATAGCGCGCTTTCATTGAGATTGCAGCCCCTTTTTTATGTTTTACCTGAAAAATTATTAAGTGTGAACCGCATTTTCGCTTCGCAGAATTTTCCGTATAGCTAAATCTTCAAGGGCTTTGCCGAGTTCAATTTTTCCTAAGTACACACTGGTGATACGGTAGAGATTTTTGCCGATTTTCTTTTCGTGGTAAGTGGTGACGGGTTCGGCAGTCCGGTTTTCTGTAAGGTTCATAGGCACACTCCCATTCATTATTATTGTGACGATAGATCAGTATTGAAAACCCCGAACGTAAGACC